ACGATCTCGTTAGAGACGGTCATCGATACCGACGAAGGATGGAAGCAGACGTTGTCCGCGAAGTCTCCGAGGTACACGTCGTGGTTCTTAGCTGCGATCGGGTCTTGACCATCCAGAGCGGGAGTCTGAGGAGAGGTCAGCGTCTGAGCGTTGTCCGAGGTATAACCCGTCGTCGCCGCTGTTCCAGTGTCGTTTGCCGCAGTGAGGAACCCGATCTTATCGCCGATGGTATTCGCAGCGTTTACGCCAGTATTCCAGAGGAGCGAAAGAACCGTGCCAGTGCACTTGATGTTGAACTTACCCGTGCTGTCTGAATAAGTGACCGTGTAGACTTCCGTCGACGCCGTGTTGTTCATCGCGTCTTGAAGAGCAGTCGCCAGTTCATGTGGGTCGCGGTAGAACTTAGCGGGGATAGAAGCGGCGAACGTGCCGTCGTCATCAGTGAAGTCAATGAAGCGGTCAGCCGAGGTAATTTCAATCGGGTCCCAGAAGAACGAGGAGCCGTTCATCGAGAAGCTCATGTTGATGAGCTCACCGGCTGAAGCCTCAAACGTCATCTCAGAAACGCGAGCACCGGCCATGGCTTGAACCACGGCACCATTTCCACGGTAGTCCCAAATGGAGAGGGTGGGGTGACCGTCGTCGGAAGGCTTGTACAGAACCGCGCGTCCGAGGTCTACACCGGTCCCAGGAGCGCCTGGAAGGTTAAAGCCCAAGGTCAGGTCGTTACCCGAAATGGATTCAATAGGGCGGATCGAGTAGCCGTTAGACGAGTCTTTGATGAGGAGTGCCTCACCGCGCTCGAACGTAGCACCTTCGCCCGTGTCGACTTTAACGACGGCGGCAGCCAATGCGGTGCCTGCGGTGGAAGCAGCGACGGTGTTGTATTGCGTAGAGGCCACCGACTTATCGCCCATGACGCCCTTCATGAGGAGGTCGATCTCTGGCTCCGTGCCTTCCGTACCCGAGTGGTAGCAGTAGTGGGAGAGGGACGCCTCAGGGGACTCGAGTCCGAGGATCGTCTTAGATGCTGCGATAGAAGCCTTGAACTCGGCGTTCTCGAGCGTCTCGAAAGCAGGGGTGAGGGTCAGGCCGTCTTGTACGGCGACGTATTCCCCAGCCGCGCTAGGAGCCTTCAACGTCCCTTCGGTGGTCTCTTCAACGATCGCGACTCGTGTCTTGCGTGTACTCTCGGCCATGTGCGTTATCTCCTAGATTGTTTCGAGGTGTTCTACTGAGAATGTGGCTCTTAAAACGAGGAAGTTATCCTTCTCCCCGAACACTTGCTCAACACCACCGTCTGAAGTGAAGTTTACTACTCCGAGAGCGCCCGGCAAGGCGGTGTTATCGCAAAAATCTCTAATCAATAAAATCAGGTCCTCGAAGAGTTCCTTTTCGACGGAAGCCTTAGCCTCTACGTCGGACTCCTTAGCGTAGAACTTCCTCGATAGGACGATCTCGAAATCTCTCCCAATGGAGATGCGGCAGGAGAGCTCACGGTTAGTGTTCGTCCCACTCCCCAAGGCAATCCCCCAGCCCTGGCGGATCAACCCCTCAGGGTTCTGCTCCACGTTGTAGGGGTTAACGATACGAGTGTGTGACGGGAGTACCACCCCGATCCTAGTCACAATCGCATCGTAGAGATCCGAGAAGTTACTCATCGCGTAACGAACACCGTGGTGGCGACCTTCTCTTGTTCAGTGAGAGTGGCGTCTCGGTTAGTGTCTAGGTTGTAGTACTTAATTTGAATCGCGTCTTTAAAGTCTCTGAGAGACTGAACGAGGTTGTCTGAGTAATCATCCCCGAACGCTTTAAAGATTACTGAAGCCGTACGATGCACAGAAGCTTTTTGAAATAACTTCCAATCAAGAATCTGGTCAGCACTACGAGCAAGGTTCATCGTGCGTAACTCTTGAATCACATACTCAGCAGCAGCAAGAGACTGCTCCTCCCAGGTAGTTTTACCTGCCTTGAAAGCCGTCTTAAAATTAGTAACAGAGAATTCTGGATACTCTACATAGAGGTCATCGTCAGTTGAGAACTTATGACCAATATATTGAAGAGCCGTTGATGGACGCAAGTCATTGGACCATTTAAGTCGCGCCCAATAAAGCCCCTGAATATTTAATGTTTGAAGCCCGGAGTTTGGCATTTCATTTGTGTCGTCGTAACTCCAAGACGATTTATCAGGATCTGGACTCCATGAAATAATCCCACTTTTTCCAAGAGGATGATTGTTATTAATTGTGTCGTCTAAAATATCAATAGCTGGGGTCCAACCGTCACCACTCCATAGGTCAATAGAAATGGTTGCTGCTAAGTTATTCTCAACCGAGACCATAAAATATCTATGGTTGAAAGGAAGATCAGAGCCCACGTACAAAAAATCTGTGCCTGTATCAATGTGAATCACTGCAGTGTTGCTGTTATAATCAGACAACCGGAGACTGAGATCAGTTAGGACACCGTTTTTATTTAAAATGACTCGGCTATTGATTAGCATTATTTAAGCCCCAAAAATTTAGCTACTGTTAAAAGCTTCTGCACAAACTTACCAAAGGTGCCATCTATTTGATGGTCAGAAGTAGGCTCGTCCCACACCGCAATCGCTAGGTTTTTAGGAGATAGTTCTGTAAATGGAGTGATATTTGCCGCAATAATTCCTAAAGCATTGGCATCGGATTGAGTAATTGTCCCAGTGCCAGCAAGATTTGCTAGTGCTCCCTTAATCGCTGAAACATCTGCGTTACTAAAGCTAGCAGAAGCAGAAATCGCGGAAACAATCTCAGAAACAACCGCACCACTAATGTCCCCACTAAAAGAACCCGATGCACTGATGCTTGATTGAATTGAGACAAGCAGCTCTAGAGTGGCATTGCTTACAGAACCAGATGCAGAAAGAGAGGCTACAATATCAACAAGAGCGCTGAGATCACCCGGATTAAATGCACCTTGACCGGCAATAGAAGAATCTAAGTTTCTCCCTAGCGCACCATTTATTCCAAATCCTGAGGAAGAATTAATCGTCCTTGATCTTATCGACCCCTCTTTGATTGGAATTACCCAACATTGAGGCGGTCTACTGCCTGATGGGATGCCTTCTCTTGCTGAGATACTGGCATCACTTGCAAAGTAGTTTCTAGACTGTCCTTGTGTGTTCCAATTCGATCGCTGACTGGAAAGGTTATTTCCGCCTATGTATTTTATCGGAATCTTGTAAAAAAGATTTTTATTCCCAATAAGCGCCATAATCAACCGTAACTAAAATCACAATACCCGTAAAAGTTACTTGAAGCACCGACAGCTGCTCCAGTAAATAACAACCACGTCAAACAAGCTCCATCAAACACCCTCGGAAGAGATGGGAGTTGATTCATAAGATCCCGCTCACCAGCTACCGATGCGGTAGTAAGTGGAAGCGTTGCAAGCGGTCTACAAAGTACTAACGCTGCCGCACCAGCTCCTGAAGCTGCGGAAATTGTGATGCTTTGAACTGATCTGATACCAGTGTCACCAGAAGCTAAAGGCAAAAACGGTCCATAGTTGTTAGCCGCAGTTCCTGAGTGCGTAATGTGACCAGCAATTGCCGATGCCGTACATGCGACAGTCACTGGCATGGATGCTCCAGAGTTACCGCCTTGATCGGTATAACTAATTGAGACGTTGTGACCAGTGGCACCAGTGGCAGTTGTTACAGTTAAAAAAGCCCTAACACCTGCGCCGGTCGTGTACCTAGTAAGCGCTGTTCCAGTTGTAAGTGTTTGAGCTGATGACGAGTTCATCGAGATGCCAGGGTAATAAAGCAACATATCGACCAGCATCAAAACCGCAGGAACACCCGTGGACACAGCAGTAAATGCGCCAATATTGGTTAGGTGTTTAGTGTCTGGAGATACGTTACCGCCATGATATAAACTAAAACCGCTCGCTTCGGTAGGGACCTGAGAGTTAAGCGCAGTTCCGGTGAACGAATTGGCAATCGGTGTTCCGTTTAATAAACTCAAATCATACCAACGACCGGCGGCGTAAGCTGTTCCTCCGGTAATCTTATTCCAGTCACTTCGCCAAAACTTACCGTTAGAAACTTCTGAAATGAAATCATCTTGTGAATTAAATCCCATTGTCGGCCTCGTGTAGTTGTTTGAATTCTTCTAGAATCAAAATCAATTGATTTAGTGTTTCAATGTCATGAATTACAGCGCGCTCAAAGTTTGGCAATGAAACAGTGACCGGAAATTGAATGTCTTCTCGTGTAATATTTGAAATTGATACGTCGTTAAGCTTTACCATTATATAAACCAGCTTTCGATTGTTCCGGTAATAACCGCAGAACTTAAACTGCCAGTAGCATGAACTAAAAAACTAGGCTGCGCACCTTTTGGAAGTTTAATTAACCTGGCCTGATCTTTAATGAAGTCAACCTCTACCGGTGAGTTGTTGGTTTGCAATTCAAACTCAGCTAAAACCTGGCACAGAACAAAACACAAAATGCCCCCAGGAAGACCACTAGAAAATTGAACCGATTCTAAAAACGCTGGTCCAAATTTATCATTTCCATCTAAATTTAAAAATGGTCCGTTAGACACGACCCCACCAGAAATACTCCCAAAGCAGAGCTGCCCATATTGTGAGCCGTCGTTAATCTGTTGAGATGAAGAGTAAGTATTAGATAGTCTATCTGTGTAATTAATAGTTGCTTTTACGTTTCCTGAGATGGCTGATTGAGCAACTAAATAGACTTGAGTGTTGGGATAGTTATCAAGTTCTGCTTTAAAATCATTATTAAAAACCTGAAGACTAGGGTCATCACCATCGACAAAGGGCCAAAAAGCAATACGATTAATTAGTTTAACCTGCAATATCTGAGATGAAGATGTCGTTAAAATAACTTTCGTTATGTATCTGGTATCTTCGTCTGCATCTCTAATCCTGAACGAGGTTTTATGATTAATGGGCGTGGCCGTTAATGGTGTAGATGCATAAAACTCAGGAACCGGATTTCCTGGAGCTACAGAAAGATCAAACCATCTGCTAGAGAATGTGGATTGGTTGTGAAGTTTTCTATAAGAAATGATGTCGTAATATCCAAGCTCGACATCTCTTTCTATAAACTCGGAAAGAGTATAGCTCATTTAATCCCGCCGCAACCAGTGGCCGTAGCCTGAATGTTGGCGACAATAGGAGCCTCACACTCACAAGGAGGGTTAATTGTCGTCATTTCAGCGCCACACTCTGAGCAATGCATCTTAGTCCTCGGTGATGGTTAATGCGCTAATAGCAAACTGAGGTTGAACCAAGTTGCTAACAGACAAAGAAGAAGAAAGCACACCCTTGTAAAGAATCTGACCGGCTCCAGAGGATGCAGTCCCAATAGCGACATGAGTCACCACAGAGCTTCCGCCTGTGCATTGTGGGAATTGAATCAAAGCAGCGTTTGATGCTTGGTTTCCAGAGACAGTCCATCCCGATCCGCTTCGAGCAACAGCTACCCGAGCATAACTTGTATAGGTCGCTTCTGAGGTAGTTTGAGATCCTGCCTCACCAGGGTCTGCGGTATGAAGCGAAATGTAAAGGTTTGTGTTTCCATTCCAAGAAAGAGTCGTTGCTTTAAAGATTAACTCTAGAACATCATTTTCAGTTGTGTTGCCTTTAGACATATTCCACCTTAGCTATAAGTATAATCTGCTCTATCGTCCCATATTTTTGTGAACGAAGAAACCCCATCGGCCCATTCGATTGTCACATCGTTTGCGCTATCCGTAAAAGTAACTCTCTGTATTCTCCAAGACGCAGAACTGCTTGATTCACCTACATCAGCCTCGCCGATATAAATTATTGATTCGCCAACCGAGTCTACACGCTTTGCATAACTTGTAACACCGCCCGATGTTACTGGGATTGGATTAGATATATCTCCGACAATTCTAACAGCAGTTTCCCCTGACCCAGTCTCTGCGAACTTAGCTTTTTCAAGCGTGTTAATGTTCGGATCTAAAGCCATTCAAACCTCAAAATAAAACCCCGTGAGTGGGAGGACAGTCACCACCCACGGGGGATCTACGCCTGAAAGAGAGAGGAAACAGGCTTAGAACTTAGCAAGTTCCAAACGTACCTTGATCTTACCAGCGGTCAGAGCTGCCGTTGCGATATCGAGGACGATCACCGCATCGGGAGCAACCGCGAGGGTCGTACCGATGGAAGCGCCGTCGATCGAAGCGTTAGCAGTCAACGAAGCAACCGCCGTAGCTGCAACGAGTGCGGCAACAGAAGTGCTAGGTCCGATTGACACAGTAGCCGAACCACCGGACGTGCAAGCGGTCTCGACGTCCATGTAAGCAGCGCGAATGACCGTGCGGTCCTTCAGCTTCACGAGGTCGTATGCGCCGATGGCTCCGCCGTCTTTAGCGAAGTCGTAGACGAATTCGAGATACTCAACTTCGGGACCCCAAGAGCGATGCTCTTTGTAACTTTTTGCTACTGGCATTTTACTTTCCTTTTACTTTCTTAACGATTCTCGCCGTCGTCTGAATCCAAGCGACATGCTTAGACCCGACAGCATAAATTGCGATGATTTTAGTCGGCAGACGAATGCTCGTGATTTGATTCTTTAAATCCTCAGCAGAGTCTCCCATAAGAAACTCTAGTGCGGAGGTGTTAGGATTCAAACTATCGAACATTTCGTCTGCCATCTAATTACCTATCAAACGTGAGCGAATGCAGCGTTAGATACGGTGATGTGCTTGAGCGATCCCTGGATACCAAGCTTAGCACCAAACACCATGTCAACGCTCAGGAGCATGCCGAACTTCTTATTGGAGTGCAGGTCAGACACTTTGAAGCGTGGCTGAATCTGCGTTACCAAGTGCATGAAGTCAGGGTGAAAGAACAGCGCAGTGTCGGCGTTCATCGAGTTGTCTTCGAGCAGGTTGAATCCAAAACGAGGAAGTGCAACTTGACCGCCGATGATCGGAGCATCAGAAGCGCCGAAGTCTGTTGAGACGAGCGTCTGTGCGTTCATGATATCGCCCATATAAACTGGGTCGATCAACCCGTACCATCCCTTTTCACGCATCCACTTCGCTTGTGCCGCGAGAACGCGCACGCCGCTGAGCTGCGAAGCATTCAGGTCGGTCACGGAAGTGACTTGGTGGTCAGGAGAAGAAGCCGAAGGAGCAACGAGGGAGTACAGGTAGTTGTTCACTTGTTGCGCCACAGCGAACACGAGAGAGTCGCGGATAGCAGACTCTTGGCTGTTCAATTGGCTCATGAGCATTGCGGTGTCTGCGATTTCAAACGCAGCGACTGCACGCTTGTCAGCAACCACAGCAACACGAGTCGTCGAGAGCAGCGAGCTATCGAACGTGTCCGCGTCGGTGCCGACGGTCTTCAGTTGACCTTGAGGAGCATTGATCTGCGAAACGTAAACCGTATCGCCTTCCTGACCAATCGCGCCTTCATAGTCCTTGTTCACGAGCGAGCCCAAGAGAAGGGATTCGCGCAGTTCCTTCATGAACAATGGTGCCCACTTCTTCTGCACCTGTTCGCTGATTTGATTAATATCCGTAGTAGCCATTTTTTAAATTCCTTTTATGGTGCTGTGGACCAGTCAACTTCATTTTGACGGGCCTTCATTTCTTTAGAGTTCGGCAACGCTACCCATTCCTGATAAGTGAGCTTCTTTGCTCCTGCCGCTGCTTCATGAGGAAGCCCTGTCTTTCCATCCTTAGAAAGAATGAGGAGTTTGTGCTCTTGCTCAAACGACCTCGCGACTTCCTGCACAGATGCCGGGTCCGGCTCGCCAGTCTCGGGATTGATTACAACCTTCGACACGTCGATCAGGCCCAGATACTTATCGGGGACCATGCCATTGATCGCACTCTTAACCGCGCCGCGTTTAATGGATGTAACGATGAGCGAATCCTTTTGCTCAACTTGCTTTTTGAGTTCCGAGAGTTCCTTCTCGCGGATCTCAACTAGCTTCTTCCATTCTTCTTTAGCTTTGAGTTCACTCTCCTGGCGCTCGCGTTCCTTCGCTTGCACCTGCTCGAGCTGGCTCTTGAGAGTTGCAAGTTCCTCATCGCGTTTCTTCTTCTCCGCGAGGAGTTTCTTGTGCGTCTCGTAGGCTACGCTTTGCTGGTCTTGTGATTGATCTCCGGCGGCGCCACTGGCTGACCCGTCGTTGCCTCCACTGGAGGGCTTGGCTTGTTCACTCATTAGGTTACCCCTTTGAGTTAATCTTTCAACACTTTGTTAAAAAAAGGAAATCGCTAGGGGTTAAAATTAACTCTCTACTTACCGCCCAATGACTCCTCGATGATCTCTCGGATTGCTTCCCCATAGATACGCGCAAAGAATTTTAACTCTGGGTCTGTGATCCCCATGAATGGGCGACCAGGGCGACCTCGTCCAGACGGCTGACCACCCTTTGCTTTTCTCTTCTTCTCACCACCGGGGGTCTTGGGTGCTCCCTTTAGTTTAAGCGCCTTTAGAACTTTCCTTAGAGCCTTTAAAATCCTAGACTTTCTCTTTCTCTCCTTAGGGGTCTTTGACGGTAGCTCACTTGCTTGAGCCTTTGCCCGCTTCGCGTCATCGACGGAAAGGATCTCGGCTAGGTTCTCATTCGTAAGACCTGAGTAATGTTTCCCCTCTAAGAGAATCTGAATTAAACCGTTACTGGCCTTATGCGTCAACGAGTCGAGAAGGTCGCCGCGTCTAGTGAGGTTAGACTTACCTGGGGCGGTCTGTGCGGATAGCTGAGAGTCTCTCTCTCGTGATGCGATGGTTGTAGTGGCTAATTTCTCGAGTGGCTTAGGTGACCCGCCTATAGCTCCGTTTTTAGAGACGCCCTTACCTAGCCTAGTTCTGAGCCGTATCCTATCGGCTAGCTGTCGGCCAACGTCATCGAGCAGCTTCCCTTTTGTGGCACCCCTTAAAGACGATTCGATTTTTAGAATTAGGCGGGCAATCTTATCCGCTTCACTCATCATCTTCACCGAATAGGTTTGAGATCATCTCGCCAGAAAAATCAGTTGTAGCGTTCACAACCGCAGTTCTAAAACCTCGTGTCTCTGGGTCATCAAGCGGGTACTTCTCGAGCACCGCTTTAACCTCGTCGGGAGTGAGATCTAGAAACGGTCTCGCCTTACCTGGGATGGGTCGATCCTGGCCGTATGTTCCTCGGATGTTCCCGTCTGCTCTCGCGTTCTCTTCAGTGCCGTTCTCGAACCCGATGCGGATCTTGTTCCCTTCGGTTGAGAGAACGTCCATCGAGTCGAGCATGTCGCCCGAGAGGGTGAGGTCAACGGTCGAGTCCTTGCCCGCGATCTTAAACTCTAGGCTCTTCTTGTACTCGTCGGAGTACTTCCCAGCCCCACCGCCCCACTCCTTACCGCCTGGCCCTTTGCCCTCTTTAGTACGGTCGCGGATGTACGATACTAGGTCACGAGCAATAGCCCGACGCTCCTCTTCGGTGTACGCCGGGCTTACCTTGATATCTCTAAACTGGTGTTTAGCTGCCACTTACTTCTTCGCTGGTTTCTTCTTCGTTGGCTTCTTCGACTTCGGTGCTTTCATCTAGTTTCTCCTCTCCACTGGTCTCAACCGTAATTTCTTCCGGCTGGAGTTCGGAGAGTAGTTCATCAATCTGTTCTTGTGAATGATCAGGGTAGAGTTTTTTTAGAGCCATCTCTCTGGTCATGAGTCCGAGTGCGATCTGGTCCTTCACTTCCCGTAAGACCTGCTCGAAGTTCTGATTCGGGAGTTGTTCTCTGAAGAGCACCTCGACCTTTGCCCGCGACGAGAAGGAAAGTTTCTGCTCGTATCCAGCGTTACGCATCCACACGGGGTGCATCTTCTGGAGTACCAAATCCCAGAGCTGCTCTTCGGCTTCCTTGAAGAACGGGATCTGCTTCTGCCTATCATCCGAGGTGTCCATCTCGTCCACCATCTTAGAAATACCAGATGCGAAGTTCTCGGTAGTGAGTTGACCCACAGCCCCAGGACGGATGCCCTTTGATTGCAGCCACATGGAGAGCTCGGCTTGGATTAGGGCGATGACCTTGTCAGTATCGACCTCAGGCTTAATCATCCCGATCTTAGGCTCTGTGCCCTTTGAAGGGTCTGACTTGAATCGCCAGAAAGCGTTAGGAGACATCTTGATATTCTCCTCGTCCACGTCGATACCGTAGAGGATCGAGAAGGACTGATACATAACCGCGAAGTTAAGGTCAGAGAGCAGCACTGGTATGAGTGTGGTCATGCGCTGCATATCGGTATCCATGACAGGCATGAGAGCAGTCGCGGACTTCACCGAGTACACGAACGGAATAGCTCCGTAAGGGTTACCGCCGTCCATGCGCATTTGATTCATCATGTCGGTCTGCACGTTACCGTTTGAGTCCTGAATGATGAACTCATCGTCGGTGTAGACGTAGAGGATCGTTAATTCTCGGCCTGACTTATCCGCACGCTTCCCCATGACCTTGATGAAATGTGTGGGGCGGTTGGGCTCCACCATGTCGGTCGACACAACGAAGAACCTATCGGATGGGAGAGCGCGAAGGCGTGGCATCAAATTCCTGTTAAGGTACGGCTCTACTGCGAAGTTCTTAAACAGGTTGAAGTAGTTATTGCAGATCCCCATGGCGATATTGGGCTGCATTTGTTTCTCGTACCAGCCGAACACTTCCTTATCGGTGTCGTTTCCTTCAATGACCAGGCGTTGCGGCGGCTTTAGATACAGGCCCGATTGTTTATCGACGATCTTCTTTAGGACGTTGATCGGTGCCGCGCGGTGCTCAATCTGCTTGTAGACCTGCTGAGAGACTTGATTCTTAATTTGATACAGCACGTAAGGGAGGAGATTCCCCTCGAAGATATCGTACAGCTCGGCGTTATGGGTGAGACGGTCGAGGTTAGACTTGTAGGCCGCCGCGATCATCTTCGTTTCTTGTGCAAGGCTCATAGCTCGATAGTCTCCTGTGGGCGACGGTTCCCGACGATGTGCTGCCAGTAAATATAATACCCAAGCGCGTCTGCTTTGTGCCCTAAGTTATTTTTATCAGACGGAAAGCGCCCGTCGAGGGGCTGAGATGAGAGGTCACGAATTAACTCGCTGCATGACGGGTCGATCTCCACTCGGTGAGTTCCTACGGCTGACATGAGGTAGGAGTTAACTGCGGAGACGCGGTCAATGATTGCTGGGTTCTTAGCCATGACCTTGGTTTGGAAGCGGTAACCGTGGTGGGTGAGGAGCTCGGTGATGTAGTGGTAGTCCGAGAACCCTGTGGTCGAGTGGCGGTTAGACCCTGCCGCATCCCCGTGGACGAAGAGGTGGAGTTTCTCTTTCAAGTGGGCGTAGTCTTGGCAGAACTTCTTCACCGTCTCGATGGTCGAGGAGTTCTTTAAAGAATACTCCCGCTTAACTCTGTGTAGCTCTTGGTTCTGGATCAAGAGCAGCGAGGTGGGGTTCACGTTGAAGTCAAAGGTCAGTGCGAGAGGGAGCTCGGGGTTGATCTCGGGCTGTTTCTTGATGTGCACGTTCTCGTTAAAGGTGTAGTAGGCGAGCCCCTCGAAGGACTCCCATGTTGCCTCGTACTCTTGTCGGAATGACCGCTCATCGAGTTCTCTTTTGGCGTTCTCGATCTCTTCCTTATCGACCCCAGGGTTATCGTAGGTTGACCAGTAGTGATACGACCAGTCTTCCGGCTGTCGCATGATATCTAGATAGAAATCATATGCGTCCGTTCCCTTACCGTTTGGGGTGGTGGTGATTACTGCTCTGCCCTTGCGGTCTGAGAGGGCTGGTCGTACTGCACGCCAGATATCTTTAAGGGGCTTTGAAAAGAACGCGACCTCGTCAAGGCATACGAGCCCTGCCGCGTGACCACGGATGCGAGATATCTTCTCTGCTCCGATGAGGAAGATCGCACGACGCCCAGGGAGTTCAATCCGCTGCTTTGATACGAGTGCCTTATACGATGCCCCGAGGTTGTATAGCCGCTCTTCAAGGGGCTCCCACATGAGTTCCATCGCTTGCATGTGAGACGGTGCGACCACGAACGCCTCTGTGCGTGGCTCGAACTTCGCTACCTCTTCGAGAATGATCTCCCGAACTCCAACGGTCTTGCCTCCGCGCCGTCCCGCCAGTGCAAAGCGGTGACGTGTCTTGTCCTTACGGAATGCGTACTGCTTGGAGTGGTTCAAGCTGGAGGGTCCGACGGGTCGTCGTAGAGGTAAAGAGTTTTGTTCTCGTCGTCTGCGATATCAAACTTCTCTAGGAGAGCGACGAGGGCCTTAGCTTTGTCGTGCATCTTGAACTTGAGTGTGTGGCCGTTGTTCGTGACTGTCTCGGTGACCTCTGCGACGGCTGCGGTGACTTCTTTCGGCAGTTCTTCGGAGCTCGAATAGTGCACGCCTGAGTTATCCCACTTGATGACTTCCTCGACGTTGGCGAAAGCGATCTTGGAAAGTTCCTTCAGCACTCGCCCCTTAGTGATGTGTAGCCGCTTCAACTGCCGATCACGTTCTCGACGTATCGCGTCTTGAATATTAGCTTTTTTTAATAATTTATGCGCCGTGACAGCGGATGAGGAGTAGCTTTTAGATGGGTATCCCGCTGCTTCGTAAGCGCGTGTTGCGTTTTGGTCCTCGAGGTATTCAAGGACGAACTTTAGTTCTCTCTCGGAGAGTTCGCCGCGTTTGGGCATAGGTCTAGGATATCACTCTGAGTTAAAAGCAAAAGCAAGGCGTGCGCCCCGCGTTATCATAAATC